CTTTCCTGTCTTAGATCCTTCCATCATTGCTTGGTTAAGATCTACCTTACCTTCTGCTTCAGCAGATAGTTGTGACATCCAGATCACACAGCAATCATACTGCTTAGCAATGTTACGTGCATGGATAGCAGCAGTCTTGAGTGTGATGTCACTTCTCTCACTACTCACATCAGCAAACTTATCTCCCATATCTAACACTACAATGTCAGGCTTCTCTTGTTTAACAACAGACTCAACCCATGCCATACCCTTACCTGTACTATCCTTGAACAAGACATTCTTGCGGATAGGTTCATAACGTTTCTGTGCTAGAGCTTTATTCTCTCTGACTTCTTTCATTGTCATGTTAGCTGTTGCACTTATGTAACGTGCAGCAACACGTGTGTATGCCTCTTCGTTACACAGTACAATACACTTAGCACCCTGATGTGCAAAGCCCTCAGCACCTGCTATAATACTGGCATGGAAAGAAGTTTTACCAGTATTGGGACGAGCGCCAACCAATACAAGGTGACCACCACTAACACCTTCCACCCTACGAGCCAAGGAAGATATGTTAAATCCCCACTTGGATTCCAGAAGCGTTGCATCAAGTATCGTGTCAAGACTATTATCATCCCAATCAACACGCAGGTTAGGAGTAAAATCATTTTTGTATTCCTCTAATAGTTGTCTCAAAGGTTCTAGGCTATCCTCTGTACCATTAACAAAGTCAAATCCTAGGTTAGCTACACGATCACCTACATGCTGTTGAAACAACTGTGATAATGTGTCTTGTGCTATCTCTTCTTTGATAGGCTCAGTAATTGATATACGTTTAAACAGATCTTCATACGCTCCACGTGTTGCTGTGGTAAGACTAGCATTCATTCTATTGAACACAGCCTCTAGATCCGCAACAGTTAGGTCACCCTCATAGGCTTCCATAGCACCATCAAGTGCCTGTTTAATCTTACGTACATCCTTACTAAATATTTTATCTGGGCAACGTATGCCCTTGTGTTGATCATAAAAGTTACGATCTAGTAACGTTTTAATCAGTGCTAATTCCATCATTCTTTATGTCTCCTACAACAATTTATTATATATCTACTTTTGGCTCCAAGTAATATGCTCCTGCACTACTCTTATATGCAGCCATAATGTCCAACCACTGTTGGCTACTCATGATTAACATTTGATAAGCATCCATCTCAGGTTCAAACTGTCTCATGTATACAGTACCCTCATCACCAAAGATTATCTCTATGTCTTCATGCTTATCTGTATGATCTAGCGTAGTTATTATAGACGCATCAGATTCAAACTCAACTGTGAACATCTGATCCCTCCGCTACAATTATATTTACCTGTGCTACATTACCTGTAACTTTAACAATCTTAAACTCTAATCCTTCTTTGGTGAGTAATCTTCTTAACATTGATACTGGTATCATACATCTGCCTTTCCTGTTAGTTTTATTAACCTAGCTAAGTACCATTGTGATTTCAGTAGGTCTTCTTGTTTGTTCTTATATCTCCAGCGATGTAGATACTTAGCAATGTTACCTCTCAGATAACCTATGTATTCTTCTTCGGTTAGGAAGTCTTCTATGTAATCAATACATTCAATCCTACCTTTACCATAATGCGCTGGGTTGTTTACGTTATCCATTCTGTCCTCTGATAATAGTTCTAGTATAGAGTTAGGGTCTACCATAGGTTTAATACTTACTCAAGTCAGCAAGTTTCTCCATGTCTTCTGGCATACGATACTTTATATCATCAGAAAGACTTAGTGCTACTGTTTTGTTTCCTGTCCACAACTCTATCTCTCTGCGGTACTCGATAGTCTTTGATAGTGCATCAGGATCTAGTGCAATCACAGCCTTGTCATACTCACCTATCTTCTCAAAGTGTTTATGGTTCATGCTAGTACCCAGGATTGCCATGCAAGTTACATCAGACAATTCTTGATAGGCTACAATAGCTGAGACTACATCCTCTACAATAAGTATTGTATCACCTTCACCTACTGTATAGTAGTCTGCTGCGCCTGTGTAGCGATACCACTTAGGGTTTTGAGTAGCACCTACTGCTCTACCTATAGCATCAATCATCTGATGTTTGTAGTATATAGGAAAGACTACCCTCTCCTGTTGAACGTCATAGAATGTGTTACCTACTATACCCCAGCGCCTCATGAATCTATTGTGCTTAGTATGTTGTCGTGTTGGTTCTACTAGCTGGGCTGGTATCTCCATAGTTTCTACCTCTCTCTTGGTTTGATCTTGCGCTGGGCGTAAGTGTCTGCGTATCTCAGATGCAGTCATGTCTGTATCAAACTTACCACCTACATTACACCCTAACTTATAACAGTTATACATCAATACACCATACTCGCAAGAGGCTGAGAAAGTATTCTTACCTCTACAGAAGGGACAGTCTCCTCGGTGTGATCCATGTGCGGTTACAGATGCAGCATACTCTCTGTGCTGTTTCCAGTTATGTTTACTCATCCTCTAGCCAACTTCTTTATACCATAGTGTTCTTCAGTATCGGTTCTGATAGCATGGCAGTTTGCACACAGTACCTGACACTTAAATAACTCTTCTCTTAATATCTTATTACTCTTAGTTTTCTTACCATAAGCTAGATAATGTGCTTTTGTAGCTATTAAAAACTTCTTATTCTCAGGTACTATATGATCAAAATGTAGTGCTGATGCGAAAGCTCTATACCCACAATGTGCACAACCCTTTATTGACTTATACCTACGAAGTATAGCCTGACCCTTATCATAGTTTTTTCTTAAACGTAACCTATCTTTTTCTTTACTCTCTTCACTTCTCACTCTCATCTTCATTCCCTCTCGCTGACAATGCCTTAGATGCACCACTCAATGTGTTCACCATGTAAGGCTTAACTGATTGTATATTCTTATGTCCTGTTACCTGCATGATATTAGCTAAGTCAACCCCACCTTCCATCATCTCAGTTACAGCGGTACGGCGTAAGTCCATAGCTGTAAGTTCTCTAGGTAGATTAGCTTCGTCCAGTACCTCATTGATAAGTAAGGATATTTCACCCTTATCATATGGTGTGTATGCACCTGACCTTGGTTTAACCCTAGGTGCTACATATTCCTGGAATCCAAAGTCTTCCTTTTGTTGTCGCAGCATATCACACAAACCATTAGATATGGGTAGGTGTATCTCAGCATTACGTTTACTTTGTGTTAGGTCTAAGCGACACTGATCTAAGTCTAAGGTATCCCAAGTCATAACTCTCATGTCACCTATACGCTGACCCCAATCATATGCCATGTGTACAATAAGACTAATGCTACGCCATCTAAAGTCACTGTAACCTGTCTCAAGAAATGTTTTGATCTGGTCTCTACTCCAGTACACACGCCTAGGTTTACTAGACTTGGTAGGTACAAGTGCTACAGGATTGTGTATCATTACGTCTTGTCTCATGGAATACTTCCAAGCGGCAGACAATACAGACTTACGATAGTTTGCTGTGCGTATGCCTGTCTGAAGCCATATATCATATGCCTGTATGAGATGTCTTACCTTAAGATTAGTACAGCGATAGTTACCAAGGGACTTGCCTTCCACAGGTGTACTAATTACAGATGCTAGATGTATTTCATAATCCTTTTGAGATGTACCAGATAGTCTAGCAAAGGCAGGGGATACCAGATAAAACTCTATGATATCACATAGCTTAGCATTACCCTTGGGTGGTTTCATGTTATCTTCCTTTCACGTTTTTGTACCAGAGATATAAAGCACCACCAATGTAAGCAGCAATAACAGTTAATGGTAGTAGATGCATTAGAATGTTGGATGCCATACGTCACCTTCCTCTATAGTCTTTTTAATATAGGATGCTTCGTTCTCATACATATGAGCCTTAGCTTTGTTTCCATCCCAGAGAGCATCATCAGCTAACCTCATCAAGTAAGCATGATACTTCTGAGCAGGTAGTAAGCGTGTGTCTTCACTCATCTTGCATTCCTTTCCTTTACCCATAGCCTTTTAAGTCTAGTATTTCTACCACCCTTAGCACCTGTCTCCTGCCTATTCTTTTGGGCAGTCCACTGGTCACCCTCTTTGTAGTTGCGTATGTTAAACATCTCACGCATCCTTTTGTTCTCCTGTTCACAGACACTTAGGTGTGCAACCCTCAGTCTTTCTTCTTGATCAAGCATTGGTTTCTTCCTGCCATTCTTGGTAGCATACGTACTCACCATCTAAGTCAAACTCTTCTATCAGTTCAGTAGGTATACCATCCTTCCAATCTGCTTGGCTAAAGTCATACTCAAAGCAGTCGTCTGTTTCTAAAGCACTATCATACTGTCCTATGTAACCTATTCCTGGCTCATAGTAGGATGCCTCGATGTCAACCTTTAATCTATCAGCACCTGTATCATACGCACTTGTGGGTGGACTCCATGCACTGTTGAACCCTAAGTGTAGGTTGGATGTATCACCACCCTCAAACAGATTAGCCTCTACATCATGTACTTCCCATTTGGTATTCCACTTATTACAGGCAACACCATAATCCCATTCACCTATAGGTGCTAGGTGTTCCAGTAACCCATCACTGTC